GAGAAGGAACAAACATCGAGACAAGCGAGCATGCGTTCTTTATCGAGGACCAGATCGCATTCAAGGGAACCGCAAGATATGACGGAAAGGTTGTCAGAACAGCCGCTTTTGTTGCTATCGGTATAAACGGAGTTACACCGGCAGCGAATGCAGTTTCATTTGCTCAGGACACAGCAAACACAACCCAGGGAACACAGGGGGAATAACAAGTCTCAGCATGAACAGAGTCGCATCAGCTGGGACATTAAAGAAAGCCCCGGAGACCGTGACAGCTGAGGAACCTCAGGAAGAGGAGACAAAGGAAGCGGAACCGGTAAAAGCGACAACGACAAAGAAGACGACTAAAAAGACGTCAAGCAAGTAAGGAGGGCGAAGGATGGCAGACTGGAACGAGACCGCAGCAACAACAGCGCTGACCATGGTCAAGACAGATCTCGGAATCCTGACAAGCACGCTTTACGACGACAGACTGGCTCAATACATAGAATCGGCACGCGCTGAGATAGTCCGGGAGGGAGTGAACGATCTCTCGGACAGCGTGGCCGACGTTCAGCTGGTCTCAGGTCTCGCGGGCTGGTTATGGAGAAAGAGAGACACCGGAGAGCCGCTGCCTCAGTTCCTCCGGTTTCAGATCAATAACAGGATTTTTTCAACAAAGGCAAAAACAGAGGGCTAACCATGGACGGAGTTATAAAGCTGGTAAAGTTAACAACAACGACGGACGAGCTCGGCTATCCGGTAGAGACTCCGACAGAGCGCGAGACGTTCTGCAGAGAGTTATCGGTCAGCCGTTCGGAGTTTTTCCAGGCAGGAAAGGCAGGGCTCACGCCTGAGCATGTTTTCAGCGTCAACGCTGCGGAGTATGAAGGCGAGAAAGAGCTTGAATACCTGGGGGAACGCTATCGGATATACAGGACATACCAGCCGGACGGCTCCGACTATATCGAGCTATACACGGAGTACAGATCGGGGGTAACGGATGCAAGTCAGGATTAAACCGGAACAGCTCCAGAGCGTGATCCAGCAGATGCTCCACGACATCCCGCAGAAATGCGATAACGCGATAGACAGGGCAGAGCAGACGGTCAGTAAAAAGGCCGTGCAGGAGCTGAAAGCAACCAGCCCGGTAAACGAAAGAAGCCCACGTTCCGGGACATACGCCAAAGGCTGGACAGTTAAAAAGACGAAGGGCGAGGCCGTGATCCATAACAGGACGAATCCGGGACTCACCCACCTACTGGAACACGGCCACGACATCCTCAGGAACGGCCGAAAGGTCGGCCACGCTGACGCCCAGGAACATATCAAGGACGCTGCGGACATGGTAGAGGAGGAAATGGTCAAGGAAGTAGAAAAGGAGCTCGACAATTTATGACAGAGGCAGAGATCAAAAACCTTTTAGCATCGACAGGGATCAGAACATACAGAGGACATGCGCCGGTCGGAACAAAGGTGCCGTATCTGGTTTTTAATATCAGTTACGGGGATAATTTCGGCGCGGATGACATAGTATATCAGAAAATCCCGACCGTGGAAGCTCAGCTTTACAACACGAGACCGGATCCGGAAACATCCGGAAAGGTCGAACAGGCACTCACAGACGCGGGGATCTACTGGACGGGCGACACCGCCGACAGTCCGGACGAGTCCCTGTTTATTAATATTTACTATTTCGGAGCGACCCTCAGACCGGCAGGCGACATGCCGATGGACGAGTCGGTCCGCGCTATGGATACGACCATCGCCGCCAGCGGAGGCATGCAGGCAGCCGAAGACGTGACGGGTGAATACTTCACGCTGAAGGGTATCAGATACAAGAAGAAGGACGTGCTCAGCGAGAATTCCGGCGAGGCCCAGGTGTATCTGGTAGAGAAGGGCGGCCAGGAGTATGTGCTGAAGATCTACTACCCCTCGTTCAATGTCAACAAGAAGCTGCTGCAGACCATCTACAACTTCAGGTTCGAGATGATCGTGACGCTGTTCGACTATGGTAAGACCTACGTTGACGGCAAGAGCCGCTACTACGAGCTGATGGAATACCTGCAAGGCGGCACGATGAGTGACTACAAGCTCAACGGCGATATCGACAAGTTCCGCCGCATAGCCCTGCAGGCCTCGGCCGCCCTGGCCTATATCCACGAGAACAACATCCTGCACAAGGATATCAAGCCGAGCAACTTCTTCTTC